AACAGCAATTAATTGGTTTTGGTCATCGAATACACCTATTTCCCGGATAGTAAAACCACCAGCAGTGGTTGGGATAACACCATCAACGATAATTCGATTGCTATTAGCTGGGTCAATTGTCACGTTTGCAACTGGTCCACGCCATACCTCATTAACTAGTGCACTTTGATTCTGAGTCGGTATATAATGAGCACCGTTTCCATCTCCTAGCGCAATATACTCTAAACCAACCTTCGTTTGGGTTGCTTGCGCATTTGCAATTTGTGCCAAACCACTATTCGTTATAATTGTTCCATATTGTGCCATAATATCATTCCTTTCATTTATTTAGATATTATTTTTATATTTATAATCCCAATAGCGATTTTGTTACTTAAAAATATAAAAAACGTAAGACAACCCCTCAAATAGGGAATCTTACGTTTTATTTAATGGAATAAAGCATTTAATCAGCTTATTATTTTTGTTTATATTACTACACTATTACTCAGCTAAAAAGCCAACACCTGAATCCTCCAAAATCTCCCTTACGCCTGGTTGTAAAGTAGAAGGTACTTCGTTAAATGCCGTCTTGCCTAAAATTACGCGTTGTGCGAAAAACATTGCCATCATGGTCTCGCCTCCTTTCAGATATAATAAAATCCATTGAAAAAAGCGCATCATTCGTAGACCTTCATTGCAATTTCTGCAATCAAGTCCTCCATGAATTCCAAGCGCTCAGCATTCGCTTGATTTTGTAATTTTAGTAGTTTATTTTCTTGTTCTAACGTCATTGGCAGTGCCCATCCAACTTCGCGCCAACCATATTCATCCGTAAAAAACATTTCGCGTTCTTCCACTGTTGCACCATTCGGCAATGAATTTTGCCCTTCTTGATAGTCCCACTCGCCAACATTAATAATTTCATTATCTAAAACAACTACAGTTTTTACTTCTTGTATCATTTTGCCGTCCACCCCGTATTCCCCGTAAAGTTTTCTTTGACATACAGAGTGGTACCGGTACCTCCGCTTCGATTAAGGTAGATAGTACCCTGTGTTGCTGTCACCACTCCTTCCGGTGAGCCAGTACCTACTTTCACAGGCACATTTCCATCGTGCCATACCCTGTGTGTATCTTTAACTAAAATCTCACCTTGATACGTTATTTTTAATAATAAGTCTAAAACATCAGGACTGTTTCCTTTTACCATCCCGATGTGCAGATTCCCGTTCGGGGTACCCATACCAGTTGTTGCAAACTTAAATCCATAGGCGTTAGCACTATTAGATAAAAAATCGAGAGAATTAGTAAAGATAAGACCATCTTTATTCGCAACGGAACCAGCGGACATGATGATATTATTTTCATTTAGCGTTCTAAATCCCGCGTTAAAGACCATTCTTCCTGTTGCGGTGTCTCCACTCTTTTTTAATTGAGCATCGTTTGTGACGTTTGCCAACCCGACTTGGGCTTTCGTAGTATTGTGTGGGTTATCATCCTTATCCAAATGCGTAGTAAAGTCCTCTTCCAACTGCACCAAACCCGCACTAACAGTTGCGACTTTTTCATCCACATATTCACGACTAGCAATAATAATTGTAGGGTCAATTGATAGCTCAACAGCGTCAGCGTTATTTGTTTCAATCACGAATTGAATTAATGTTTCTTCTGCTACGCCCTCGCTTAACTGTGGTTTGTATTTTTCTGGGTATTGCCCTACTGCGATTAGTTGATTTTGGTCGTCAAATACAGCAATTTCGCGGATTGTGAAGCCGCCTGCTGTAGTGGGAATAAGGCCCTCAATGATAATGCGATTGTCGTTTGCTGGGTCGATTGTTACATTCGACACTGGTCCGCGCCATACTTCGTTGACAAGTGCGCTTTGATTTGCAGTTGGAATGTAGTAGGAACCATTTCCGTCTCCGAGTGCGATATGCTCTAATCCGACCTTTTGTTGTGTTACTTGGGCATTGGCGATTTGCGCTAAGCCGATATTTGTTATAATTGTGCCGTATTGTGTCACAATATCACTCCTTCCATTACATAGGTGTTATTGTTATTTTTGCAGCGGTTTTAACACCAACAAGATGATTGCTGGATGTGCGCTGTTCAATGTCGTCAATGTTCATTGGATGCAAAGTAATTTCCGAGCCACTCATCAGAAAGCTCGGAACATATAATTTGGTCGTTAATCGCCTTGCAATTTTTAAGGCGATATTCATTGGTATAATGCGATCAAGTGTGTAGTCAATTTCCTTATCAACCGATGCATTTGAGGCATCAAATATAAATAATGCCTCGCAGTCCTCTACACTTAACTGTTCTTCCCAATTACCTTCTCCTACCAATTCATTGATAATTTCACGCACTTTACGTTGGGTAATTGGTAAGCGAGTAGATTGTCGTACAATTAACCGCCTGCGGCGAAAATCTAACGATTCAGTTGCTTGGTCAGCTCGAATATTATAGCTCCGCTCTCTTGCACGAATCGTTTTTTCACTAGCAGTCATAATAAACTGCTCATCCTCCACCTTTTTTCGGGCGTTCTCTAGTGCATCCCATTCAGTAGCAACAGTACTTGATAGCTCTTCCATTTCCTTAATGCCAGCATAAATCGGCGGCAAGTTTTGCATGATGCGATTACTCATACAATGTCACCGTCCCTAATATCGGAATTTGATTGGCTGTTAATAGCAAATTACTATTAACGCTATTAATGGTTGATTCTAATACATCGTTTATGCCTGTAACCTCGAGTGCTCTCGATTCGATTTGTAATTGGCGTATAATTAAAAATTCACTGTTTTCCCACGCTTTACGCTGTTCCAATAAATAGGCTTCGACAATCTCCTCAATTTCAAGCTGTACTTGTCCAATTGTTACACCGCTTAATACAAGCTTCATCGTAATATTAACTGGCACAGTTTCTACGGCATCAACTGTTACACGATGTCCATATGGAGCTATTCCAAGCCCCTCTCCATTATTAGGTATTGGGTCTACGATTGTTTGCACTTCATTAATCACTGCCTGAGAAGGGGGATTGTAATTCGAATCGATAATTGTAATACCAACTGTACCCCCACCAGCTGGGGTGCGATTAGGTTTTACGCCACCGACACCTTGTATAGTCATAATTTTTTGCTTGTAATCGTCGCGGTTCCCACCGTACGGTATTTGATTGCGCGTCACAAAAAAGCGTACACGAAAATCTTCTGTCGGCTCTTCTTCCTCCCCCGGTATAAGTAGTTCTGTTAATTCGGCACGCTGCAATCCATCAATATATTCAATTGGAATAAGCTGTCCAAATTGTGTATTTCCTACGTCCCCAACTTCCTCGCACTGCATCTCATACATGCCTATACTGATTCTGCGTATAGCAATATAATTTACTTCGCCAATTGAAAAGCGAGAGCCAATTGGTATATCTTGATTAAACTCACCCTTCAAAATAGCATGTGTTGCTGGATATGGGTATACACCATACTCAGCAGCACGACGAACTAGATTAGAGCGCGAAGCTGTTTCTGGAAATGTTTCTAAAATAACACCATCAAGTGCAATATACATTTCTTGTAGCTCCTTGGCTGTCATGGCTCCTGCATCGTAAATAATTGCCCCTTCTCGTTTATCTACATCGTGACTAACGCGTTCAAGCATCCGCGTTATAATTGCTTCGAAAGTTTCATGTTCAAACATTAGGCTACCGTCACCTCTCTTTCTGCTTCGATTGGGCCGAACACAGTATTCACTGTCATTTTTACATGCACTTTGTTTTTGTAATGGCTAAATGAAAAAGCATCAACGCTATCGATACGATCGTCATGCGTTAATGCTTCTGTAATTAGCCTTTTTAGCTCAGAATAAATATAGGGGATAGGCTGACCAAATAGGCGAGCCATTTCAGTACCATAATTCCAGCTATAAATTAAATATTCATAACGCTCTGTCTGGAGCGCTTTTATAATAAATTGCTTAACAGCCTCACGCTCATCGATATAGCCAACGATGCGCTTTTTTTCAAAATCGATTTTATACGTTCTGGAGGTCTGTGCTTCTTCTTCAAAGATAATTTCTAAACCATCATTTTCTTCAAATGCTGTTGGTAGCATTTAAACCACCTCCTTATCGAGGATAATGTATTGCTGACCACCTTGAGCGCGAATCATCGTAACTTTATCACCAACGACCAAGCCATTATGAATAAGGAACTTTTTACGACCTTTATATTCGTGGTTATGCGAAGCAAATTCTGCATCGCCACTGCCTCCTGAACGGTTTTCAGTTAAATGGTCAACGGTCATTTCAATTTCATGATCCATTACAGCACGCGTCAGTTTTAAATTTTCTTGCTCTAAAGTTAATTTTTGATCAACCTGTACTTTTAACGGTGAGGTGCTTATAACTGTACCATAAACGATTGTTGCAAGTTTTTGGGCATTGACTGCATCCAATACTAGTTGCCGTAAAGCCCTCACAATATCAGACATGTCACGCAACGAAATCACCTCCAATTAAGCTTAAATCCATACGATGGTCACTCTCTGAAAACGTATGTTTCACTTTTTCCACCATCATATAGTGAGCCACTGTTAAATCACCTAAATACATTTGTACCCCTAGTGTAGATCCGCCTCTTACCCTTGTGTCGCCAAACACTTTATTAATATGAAGCTTACGTGATTTGCGATTGTAAAGCGCTAATAAAGCATCTGCCTTAACTTGCCCATTCTCGCCTTCGTCAAGACTTTCAGTAAGCTGTAATATGCCCCATTGATTCATATTTTCACCATGTTGAGCGATATAGTTATCGCGCTTACCTGTCTCCTTATCCTCTCGATATACCCTCACTTTATTGTAAGTATTATCTGCAATAGAAGTCGTATATTCAAATGCTTCACCGCTTTCTTCATCAATCAGGATGTCTAGCTTTAGCGTTTTCACATCGCGTAAATTTAATTTCCCGTAATCATCGTACAGTACATATAAAGCACCTGTATTTTTGGTTGTAATACTAAGCGCATTGTCAATAACAGTAAACAGCTCGACTGTGTCCTCTACGCGTGTAGCAATAACATGCTTTGTATCAGCAACAACACCTAATTTTAGCCGAAAATCCTTCGCCAGCATTTGTAGCACCTGCGCCGCCGTTTTCCCTTTGTAGGTAACGACATCTTTGTTTTTTAAGTACCAAAGTTGATCAAAGGCTGTGACTGAAATAATACGATTATTTGAGCGCTTTTTTGTAAAAACGAAACCAGAGAATATTTCCTTTCCGTCATATATAAATTGCACTAAGTCACCTTCGTGAAAACCAAGAATTTCATCTTTCAGCACATTGAAATTGAGTTGCCCTGGTGCACCTTTACGGTGTGTTTCCCAGGTAATACCTTCCTGAACAGCACATTCGAAAGTCCGTCCCCTTGATGTAATTAACAATTGACTTTTAGCCAAGCTTTATCACCTGCCCTACTTTAATTACATTTGGATTGCTGATGTTATTAAGCTTGGCGAGTTCTGTGTACTTCGAGCCATCACCTAAATATTTTTTAGCAATTGCCCACAATGTGTCACCTTGCTTTACTGTGTGTATTTTTGATGTTCTCTTACTTATTGTGGGACGTTGCTTTTTACTAATTACTATTGCCTTTTTCTTAGACGATTTATTTGTTACATCCACTCTATTTGTACCATATGGTCGCCATTGTTTTAGGTTAATCTTGACATTCACATCAAAGCCGTTTTCAGCGTCTTCCTCGATTGTATACTCTTCCAATGAAAATAACATATCGTTGTCAGTATCAAATAATAAAGAACCATCTGGTCTCATGCGATTAACGATGAAAGGAAATGGCTCTTGTGATATTTTTAATTTTTCTAACTTATTAAGGTAAAATGCAGCAGGCTGAAAACCATTCGGATAAACTGCAAACGGATATTGGACATTTGGAAGTAATATCTCAAAGTCAACCTCTGTTAAACCAGGCTTTTTGAGGATATTTACCTCACCTTCATTCATCAATACAATGGTTTGGTTGTTATTATTAATTTTCATGGACATAGACGCTGGAGCAATAGGAAGCTGTACATCATCTATAAAAAAATTATACAAGGCTCACACCTCCTGTTTCTGCTAATCCAACAGCAACTTCCTCTACCTTTTCACCGAAGCGATCAATGACGCCATCAATGTCTAGCTCGCTATTAATATGATTTTCGCTACGTGCATCGACAATCACTTCTGCCGTTGTATAGCGGTTAATTGCCTCACGCTCCGCCAGGTCACGCATATATTTCAGTTCATCATTCAATAGCGTTATGCCATTCGCCATTGAGCCTGTATTATCTGCAATTTGCTTGCTGTTTTCGTTGCCTTTGTCCATCTTATCACCAATGGCTAGAGCATTGTTGATAGCTTCCTCAACTGAGTTATTTTCTTCTTTTTCTTTTTCTTTTTCTTTTTCCTTCGACTTGAAAAAGTCTTCTCCCCATTTATAGGAGGAATTCCATGTATCACCATAATTAAAACGTTCTGCTTTTAAACCTAATTTTTCAAGTGTTTGATTCATATCTAATTCATTAAATAATTTTTCATATTCCCCATTGCCGTATTCTTCAGCTGCCCAATTTGTTAAATTAACTAAATCTTTTCTCCATCCAGCTACAGTTGTAGCAAAGTTCGTTCCGAATACGAAGTCTAATGCAGAAGCAATTTTTTCGATTACACCTAGTGCATTGTCTCCAAAATCACCGAATAAGTGGATAATTGCACCTACTGGGTCATTAAATACATTGGCGAAAAAGTTGGCGAAGGCCATCCAATGATTATAAAGACCTTCGATAACTCCAAATGCAATTTCTGCAATAGCAAATAGCACATTCATTATAAACGCTCCTGCCACTGCGAATGCTCCTGCAATTAGACCTGTTGCACTGTAAGATTCACCTGTAAAATAATTCACTGCAGCAACAGCTAGATAAAAGATTAAAATTAAAGCTACAATAGCCCCAATTAACCATGCAATAGGGTTTGCTGCTATAGCAAGACTGAGTGCCAACATGGCTCCCGTAAATCCATATGTCGCAAAAGTAGAAGCTACAGTAGTTGCTATATACCATAAGTTGCGTATTGCTGCTGTAGCCGTCATAAAGGCATTAATAAACAATTCTCTATTAGTCCATATCAATATAGCTAAATATGCACCTAGTGCAATAGCTCCTGCAACAATAATTGGCTCTAGACGATACCAATTATCATAAATAAAACTTCCACCAGCGATTAATAACTCAATTAGCATCATTGCCCACCCAGCAACTAGCTGTAAAGCTCCGCCTATCCTAGCTGCCATTTGCTGCATTTTCTCGCTATTAGCAATTTCATTGATTTTTAGGAGTATTGGGGTGAATGCTTGTAAAGCACCTGTTTGGATATTCTGCCATATACCTCCCCATGTAGTAGGTATGCTAGCAAATGCTGCATTTGTATCTTCCGCTGCATAGAACATCGCGTTTTTAATGACATCGGCTGTAATAACACCTTCTGTTGCTAATTGTTTAAGATTAGAGGCATCTATACTCATAACATCTTCAAGATATTTTTGAATATTCCCAACAGCGGCTGGTGCATCCGTTAATAAATTATCAAACCCTGCTCCATCCAAACCTCCACTAGCCATCGCCTGTGCTATATTAGACATTGCTTCAGGAGGGGTACCTGCAATCGCAAATGCTTTATTCATTTGCTCTGTAAATGCGATAATTTCTGCGGGACTACTAAAAGCACTAGAGGCTTCTGTACCAAGTCGATTGACCATATCGGCAGTTGTTTGATAGGAGCTAAATGTACGTTGTGCCGAATCAAATATCATATCTTGTAATGCCGAGGTTGATGTAAGTGCTGTATTGATAACACCTGCTTCCTGAGCCTGCTTTTGATAATTTTTATTCATCAGCTCCAAACGACCTTGTGTACTCGCTAAATCATCTGATAAACCAATGACGATTTTGGCATTTTCAAAGGTCAATAGCTTCCCGGCTAAACCCGTCATTTTATTCATCAGCGTATTCATTAAAGAAGCACCCTTATTGGCATTTTCATTGAGCTGTTCCTGCGCCTGATCTGCTTCTTGAATCTCTTTTTCCATTTGAGCATATAGCATGTTAACTTGTGTTAATTCTATTGTTAAATTTCTTACATCAAAATTTGGTGATGCACTATTACTTATCCGAGAGACATTGTTATATTCTTCCGGCAAAGCATTTATTACTTGAGGTGTATTATTTATTACTTGAGGAAAATAATTACCTGCCTGTAAAGCGTTTTGGAGTGTAGCCATCTTTGCTCCTCCTTTCTTTGCATTCTAAAAGGGCGTATCTAAAAAAGGATACACCTTTTTCAGATACGCCCCTGTTTTTGAGCGAGTTCACCTGTCTTGCGAGCGATTTTTAATATTTAACGAGCGAATCGTTACTTTTAAACTAAGAAATTAAAAAACACTAGCTTTAACGCCTTCTACCCTTTCCTCTACTTGCACGCTTTGATTCGCGTTCTGCCTTTTTATCCGCTTCAATTTTTACTTGTATTGCTGCAATAATACATGCTTTATCCGCTATGGATAGTGCGAAATATTCGGATGGCAGGCGACGAAACTTGTGTACCCACCAGTACATAAGGTTGGCGTCACCATCACCATCCTCGATTAGTTTTTTACTTCTTCAACAAGGTCTTCAACGTTCACTTCATAGCCATTTGCTGCCTGTGCTGCTGCCGCTGCATCTGCCATTTCCCCAATTGTGAGCATTTTGCTTAGCAATTCATCAGCGCCATATACACCATACGAATCCTGTAAATCACGATCATGTAAATTTGGGAAGACAATCGATTCTACCGTTAATAAGCGCTGGTAAGTAAAATGGTCAAAATCAGTGTTATATTGCCCTTTGCGCTTACCTTGTGTAATCAATGTACGCTTTGTACATTGTCCTTTTAATTCTGTATCACGCTCTGGTGAAATTGGCGCAAACTCCCATTCAATTACTTGTCCTGCTTCATCCATAAAGCTTTTTGAAATCGGCTGTTTAATATTATCCTGCTGCTTTTTATTGTGTGCAAAAAACGCTTGTAAGTTACTCATCTATTTTCACCAATCCTTTTATAATAATTAAAATAAATTTTTATAGCATTTCAGGTAATGTCGCAAATTCTACAGGCATATCCCAATCCTCAAACGTAAACTCGATTGAATCCTCTAGATACTCTGCATCTGCATCAAGTGAAGCAACAAGACCGCCATCTAAATTACAGTCAATTAAAATCGTCGTTTGGCTACCTACAGTAGAAGATTTATCCTCATTTGTTACTTGAATATCGAAATAAATATCTTCACCTGTATCCTTGTAGCGCTTTAAAAGCTGACGGAAAATCGATGTATTGAAATGGAATGTAGCTGAGCCCGTTCCTTCCCAGCCTGTTGCCTTGTTCCCTTTACCCGTGCGACCCATAATTGGCACCTGTGTTTTCGTTTTTTCCATATTCGCCTCTAAATTGATTAGCTGTGCAAATAAATAACGGTTCCCCTCAATCGTGACATATGCTCGTCCCTGTGCACCATGAATTGCATTACGGGCATGCATTGTTGCTTCTGCAAAATATTGTAAATCTAATGGCATTAATAATTCATTTTTCTTCATCTACTGTTCCTCCTTATGCTACTGTTGTTGTAATATATAACTGTGACATCGCTACTGTAGGCGTCACAACCTCATTAACAACAACAGCCTTTTTCGAATTGCCTTGCTCTACAGTAAGCGCATCTTTATTGTAGTTTTCAATCGCACGAATACGCTGTAACTCTAAGCGATGTGCACCGATGTCATTCCAAAGCGAAATGCGGCCATCTTGATCATTCGGTACTTTACCAAGATATCGCTCATTAAATAGCTGCGCCGTATCAATAGCGATTTGATCTAGCACACGAATTACTTGATTCATGCTGAAATCCTCATTTTTATCTGTTGTGAAGGATATAAATGTATTGACGTCTTCCAGTACACGTACTTCTTCTCCTACACGATGGAAAACATACTTACCTGCTTTTAGTAACGCTATAAGCTGTGGTTGTGTTTTTGCTTCAGACATATCAAGCTCAAATTCACCATCATAGCGTTTATTTGTATTTGAGCGATTAACTGCAACACCTGCTTGTGCACCTGTAGTCCAATAAACAGCGCCAAATACTTCATCACCATTTGCATCGTTTTGTACGTCAATAATACCCTCATGATCCGTAGTGCCAAGCTTATGCCCTACCAATTGGAATTTTGCCCCTACTTGATCACGTAAACGCTTTGTATATTCCACATAAAGGGATTTAATTGTACTATCAGATGATAGACAGCCAAGTGTGTTAAAGCCATATGCTTCTAACGCATCTAATGCCTCTTGGTGCGCACCACCTGTAATCGCCGCGCCATTAGAGCCACCTGTTAATGGCGTGCCTGCTGTCGCTTCCAATGTGGCATCCGCTTTAAATGATACAAAATCATTCGCCACTAAATCAGCAGCAGACGCTACAGCTACTTGTTCATCCACAATTACACCATCCAATAATGTTTGAACATCAAATTTCGTTGGCTCATCTACATTTGCCTGAATAACAATTGAAATATCATTTCCACGTGTCCCTTTATACTTTGCTTCAGCAAAATCATTTGATGCCGCTACAGCATCTACAGACAACTTGTAGAAAAATACTGTGATTGCATTTTTGAAAACATCACGAATGCCTTTTAATTTTGGATTTGTGTAGTCATAACCGAAAATTTTACGGCTATCTTTTTGTAAATCCTCTTGCGTTACAGCAAATACCTCACCATCTACGCCCCAATCAAGCGCCATTGGTAAACCGACATAGCCTCGTTCTGATAAATTAACAAAGGCACGTGCCGCGCTCATAAAGTTATGGTACGTACCCGGTAATACTTTGTTTTGTGTTAAAAATGTTCCTCCACCTAATGCCATTCTATTTTCCTCCCTTATCAAACTGCTTTAAAATTGTGTCTACCTGCTCATGTGAATACATTGTATTCGCTTCTAATAATGCATGAAGTGCATCCTGTCGATGCTGATATTTTTGACTATTAATTAATTGATTTTTTGAAAACTGTTGCGTAGCCGTAGTATCGATTTTTCTCGATATAGCCTTTTTTCCAGGCATTTTTTTAGCATTTGTCAATGATGATCAATCCTTCCCTTCGTATACAATGACTCCATCAATGTCCTTTCCTCCCTGTCTTGTAAGAGGAAATCGAAATCCATAAAATTGTGGGCAATACCATCTAGCATTTCACTATATGCACCTTTAGCTAATAGCACCGTTTCATCAGATAATGTAATTTCGCTTAATGCTTGTTGGATGCGTAGTGCATGATTCGCTACATCCACTTGTCCATTCAGTGGGAAATACTGCACATCAAATGATAGCTTGACTTTAGCCCGCCCACTCATTTGCGGCGTATGCTCTAGCTTCAATAATTGAATAAAAAAAGCTGGGACTTCCACCGTCTGCGGCATTTCATTGGTATACTGCTTGTAAGCATCTCCGAACCTTTCTTGAAGCCTTCGAGAAATGGCTTCTATAATATGGCTAATGTCCATCAAACCACTCCTTTAGTAGACTGCTTAGATATGTGGCGTTGACATTTTTCACAAAGCTTTACATAAGCATTGTAAATTGTGCCTTACCAAAATTACTTTTTCTTTTTCAATCGTTCTCCCCCCCCTTAAGCTTTACCAGATTAGTCTTTAACGTCTGTAAGCTGGAAAAAGACGCTTTCACTATATAGGTGTTTGTATGGCAAGATAGAATGACCTCAATCTCGCTTAAATGAACTCCTCACTATATAGGCATTTGTATGGCAAGCCCTTAAAATGAACTTTTCGTTATATAGCCACCTCCATGACAGATTAACTTTTTGCCATTAATATTGTTTTTTATTTTTGTTTCTGCTCGCCTTAAATAACTTTGCACTGAGCTACGTGTAATTTCTAAAATGTCAGCCACTTTTGAAAACGTCATGTACTCGGCTCGAATAAGTATAAATACTTTACGCTCATTTTCTGTTAACCCCACCAATGCTTCTTTAATAATGCTTTGAATATTGTCTAATCGCTCGTCCTCGTTATTTAGCGATTTTTCCTCCTCATCTAATCCAGTGAAATCACAATCAATAGATATAAGAAATTGCTGCATTAAATAATGGTCCATGACATAGCTATCAGTTCTTGTAGCAGCCCGATATTCAGCAGGGTCATAGCCTGTCTCCATCCATTGAATCGCCTCCTTTAAATCACGCTCCATACTTGTGCAGCCATCTATTTCCTGCAAACTTTTTAATGATTGCTTATATTCCTCAATTAAATCTGGAAAATATTTAGCCATTCCCTTTCCCCTTTCTTTTATCAATTACGCTTCGCTTTCGATACAAAAAGAATTTAGTTCCTGCGATTACTCGTCGCAGTAAACATTGCTGATGGAAGTTAAATAAAAAGGACACTAATTGATTTGGCTAAATAGCCAAAATCAATTAGTGTCCGTCGGTTTTTCCGTAAGGACTATTATTTATCTTGGTGAATGCGAATACGCTCCGCTCGCTCTACATCTAAAACTCGCCCGTTTTTCCAAATGATAGTATCTTGTCCAAACGCTTTCGGCTTTAGCGGTGTAACACATCCATCCTGTACAATATAAATACCATTCTCAAATACATTCATTTGCTGATTTTCTTTCCCCATCAAAAACCCTCCTATTTTTTATTTATATAGCATCCGATATAAAAGTTGCTTTTTTAAATATGCTTCTCAATAAATTTCTATTTCAGCAACTCGTTAACATAAATATAACATTGCTGAAATAGAAATTCAAGCATAAAGTTGCTATTAAAGAAATTTTTTATTTCCAAAACAGAAACATGCTATAATTAAGTATGAAATCTCTGAAAGCGGTGAATGATGATGAGTATCGGAAAACGAATCGTTGCATTAAGAGAAAGCAAAGGATGGACACAAAGAGAGCTAGCAAGCCGAGTGAATCTGAATGTTAGCGTGATGAATAGAATTGAAGCAAACGAGCGACCTGTAAAAGATAGTGAATTGCTACAATTAGCAAATATATTAAATGTTAGTACAGACTATCTTCTTGGCCGTTCTAATTCACCTGCATTGACACAGGAGGAAAAGGACGAGGCTGAATTTCAAGCTTTTGCTAACAATCCAACACTTCAAAAATGGTATAAGGAATTGCCAAAATCAAAGGAAGAAGATTTAGAAAAACTGCGTAAAATGTGGGAGATTTTAAAAGACCATGGAGAGCTTTAA